CTAATAATCATCTCTGTATTCACGCTGTTCGGCAAGGTTATCAAAGCGTGAGAATTGACCGTTAAATGCTAAACGTACACGACCAATCGGACCGTTACGTTGTTTACCAATAATGATTTCAGCAACCCCTTTATCTTCAGAATTATCGTTATATACTTCGTCACGATAAATAAACATAATCAAGTCAGCATCCTGCTCAATAGAGCCTGATTCACGCAAGTCCGAGTTTACTGGGCGTTTATCTGCACGTTGCTCCAAAGTACGGTTAAGCTGGGAAAGAGCTACAACGGGGACTTCTAATTCTTTCGCTAATGCTTTTAACGAACGGGAAATCTCAGCAATCTCTAAGGTTCGGTTGTCTGAGAATGCCGGTGCACGCATTAACTGAAGGTAATCCACCATAATCATGCTCAAACCATTGTTTTCGCGGTACACACGACGTGCTCGAGAGCGCAATTCTGTTGGAGTTAAACCTGATGAATCATCAATATAAAGATTATTTTTTTGTTTAAACATCCCAAACACGCTGGCAATTTTGCTCCATTCCGTTTCATCCAAATTTTGACCAGTACGAATTTTGGTTTGGTCCACGCGAGCAAGAGAGGCAATCATACGCATCATGATTTGTTCCGCAGGCATCTCTAAACTGAATACCAACACAGGCTTATCACTTGCCATGGCGGCATTTTCACAAAGGTTCATAGCAAACGTGGTTTTACCCATAGAAGGACGTGCAGCAACAATGATGAGGTCTGAAGGTTGTAGCCCTGCTGTTTTCTTATCTAAGTCAACAAAGCCCGTTGTGACCCCTGTCACACCGCTATGATTTTCAAGCTTACTTAAGGTATCAATTCGAGCAATGGTACTTTCCAACACGCTGATCACATTTTGTGGCCCTTCAGTTGAAGAACTGCGTTTTTCAGCAATAGCGAACACTTCTCTCTCGGCTTCATCCAACACCATTTTGATGTCTTTGCCTTTCGGAGAATAGCTATTTTCTGCGATACGATTTCCCACAGCAATAAGCTCACGCAAAATCGCTTTTTCACGCACGATTTCAGCATAAGCCAAAATATTAATGGCATTTGGCGTATTATTAGAAAGATCCGCTAAATAAGCAAAACCGCCTACAGAATCACTAATACCTTTCGCTTTAAGGGCTTGATCAAGGGTGATTAAATCAATCGGTGTTTGGTTACGCATTAATTCTTCCATGGTTTGGAAGATTGCTTTATGTGCAAAAGTATAAAAATCCTCAGCAATTACTCTTTCAGCAATACCATCCCAATGTTGATTACTCAACATAATGCCACCAAGTACAGCTTGTTCGGCTTCAGTGGAATGAGGCGGGATGCTAACTTGTTCAGTTTTCTGATCTGGAGATTGGATTTGTCTTTGTGAGGCCATAAGGATTTCAATTTAAACTAAAAACTATGCTTATGATACCGCAAATACGAGGTGGTTTTAAGAAAAAAGTGCGGTCAATATTTTCAATATTTTAGATATAAAAAAACGGTGGAAAAATCCACCGCTCTTTTTTATTCATGAATGTTGATTATTCAACAGTTAAAGTACGACAAACGTTAGTTGTACCTTCTGACTCATCACCTTGTGTTAATAAAACAACATCACCAGAAACTAAATAACCTTTTTCTTTTAATAGGTTAATCGCTGCTTTTGCACCCGCAGAGCTACGAGATTCACCATCAAAATGAACTGGTGTCACGCCGCGATATAATGCACAACGGTTTAATGTTTCTTGAACACGAGAAAGTGCAAAGATTGGTAAACCTGAACTGATACGCGACATTAATAATGGTGTACGACCAGAGTGGCTTAATGTAATAATTGCTGCAATGCCGCTTAAGTGGTTTGCTGCATACATTGCAGACATTGCGACAGATTCTTCAATATCTCTGAATTCACGATCTAAACGGTGTTTAGAAATATTGATGCTTGGCATTTTTTCTGCACCTAAACATACGCGTGCCATTGTTGCCACAGTCTCAGCTGGATATTGCCCTGCTGCAGTTTCTGCTGAAAGCATTACCGCGTCAGTACCATCCAATACCGCATTTGCCACATCCATCACTTCTGCACGAGTAGGCATTGGGTTGCTGATCATTGATTCCATCATTTGAGTTGCAGTAATAACCGCACGGTTTAATTGACGTGAACGACGAATTAATTTTTTCTGTACGCCAACTAATTCTGGGTCACCAATTTCAACACCTAAGTCACCACGCGCAACCATGATTACATCAGAAGCCAGGATAATATCATCCATTGCTGCTTCATCAACAACCGTTTCAGCACGTTCAACTTTAGCAACGATTTTCGCGTCTAAACCTGCTTGTTTTGCTAATTCACGCGCATAGTTTAAATCTGCACTTGAACGAGGGAAAGATACAGCTAAGTAATCTACACCGATACGTGCAGCTGTGATGATATCTGCTTTATCTTTTTCAGTTAATGCATCTGCAGATAAACCACCGCCTAATTTGTTGATCCCTTTATTGTTTGATAATGGACCACCAACTGTCACTTCAGTAAATACTTTTGCACCATCAGTAGAAAGGACTTTTAATTGAACACGGCCATCATCTAATAAAAGAATATCGCCAGGAACAACATCTTGTGGAAGAGTTTTATAGTCTAGACCAACAGCTTCTTGATTACCCTCACCTTTTGGTAATTCCGCATCAAGAATAAATTTATCGCCAACATTTAAGAAAATTTTGCCGTCTTTAAAAGTAGAAACACGAATTTTAGGACCTTGTAAGTCACCTAAAATTGCCACGGTTTTACCTAATTTTTTCGCGATCGAACGAACACGCTCAGCACGCTCAATATGATCATCTGGTGTACCGTGAGAAAAGTTCATACGTACAACATTAGCGCCTGCTGCGATAATTTTTTCAAGATTGTTATCGCGGTCTGTAGCTGGACCCATTGTACATACAATCTTCGTTCTTCTTAATTTTCTAGACATTATCTAAACTCCACAAATAGTTACAATTTAAAAAAGCTTTTTTAATTTCGGCTCATCCGAGATAAAAACCGTCGCGCATTATACGCTTAAACCACTGCAAAATCAAAACAAGCACTGAGAGTTTTTGCAACAAATTTTGGTTATTTTTTTAGCAGCTAAATTTAACTTAAAACAAATCCCCTTGTTTTCATCGTTAAAACTGTTTATCATCTGCCACATCTTTTACGCGACTATAGCTCAGTTGGTTAGAGCACCACCTTGACATGGTGGGGGTCACTGGTTCGAGTCCAGCTAGTCGCACCATTTACCCTAAACACAGCCCCGTGAAACTACTCGCGGGGTTTTGTTTTTCCTAGTATTTTCAAGGCTTCTCAGCCCTTTCACTTATCGTCACTAATCGGATTTAATTGTCTTTAACCGCACTTTTTAGTAACAAGTTTAGTAACAAGGTGATAAACTTCAAAAAATCTTGTTACTAAAACTAAGGAAAAATGATGCCTCGTGTTACTAAACCGCTCACAAATACCGAAGTAGATAAGGCGAAAACAAAGGATAAAGAATACAATCTAAGTGATGGTAACGGTCTTTTTTTACGTATTAAGCCTACTGGTGCTAAGGCTTGGATTTTTAATTATTATCACCCAGTAACAAATAAGCGCACATCTTTTACTATTGGAACTTATCCAGCTATAACACTTGCGCAAGCTCGTCAAAAACGCGAAGAATATCGCGCCCTACTCGCTCAAAGTATCGATCCGCAAGAATACATAAAAGAACAAGAACTTATCAAAAACGCTCAGAACGAAAATACTTTCTATAAAGTCGCTTTACTTTGGAAAGAAAAAAGAAGTAAAGAAATTGAGCCTATGACAATGGAAAAGAATTGGGCAAGATTAGAAAACTATCTATTCCCTACTCTTGGGAATTACCCTATCGATCAGATTACTTCCCCTTTATTGATTAAAACTGTTCGGCCATTAAATGAAAAAGGTTTCAATGATACGCTGCACCGTTTATTAAACCTCGCTAATCAGATTTTAAATTATGCGGTAACAATAGGATTTATTTCGTTTAATTCTTGCTTGAAAGCATCTGATGCTTACCATAAAGAGTCTCAAAAACATCACCCGGCAATCAAACCGGAAGAACTACCGAAACTATTACAAGACTTCAAAAATTCAAGTAGAGATCATCTAACAAAGGTTTTGTTCCGCTGGCAATTACTTTCCATGGTTCGTCCAGCTGAGGCGGTTTCTGTTGAATGGTCTGAAATTGATTTCGATAAGAAACTATGGATTATTCCAGCAATTAAAATGAAAAAAACAAGACAAGGGCAATTTCCTCACATTGTTCCGCTTTCATCTTTAATGCTTAAGATTTTAGAAGAATTGAAACCTATAACAGGCGATGACAAATTCGTATTTTCTCACTATCACAAGCCTAACCAATCAGCTAGTAAAGAGCTAATAGCTAACGCATTGAGAAAAATAGGCTACAAAGGAATTCAAGATGCTCACGGATTGAGATCGATAGCTAGAACGTTTTTAGAAGATCAGCAAGTTGATTTCCGTATTGCTGAAAGTTGTCTTGCTCATAGCATTGGGAATAAAACAAGTCAGGCGTATAACCGTTACGATTATGTAGAACTCCGCCGCCCTGTGATGCAATTATGGAGTGATTTTGTGGAGCGATGCGAAAAAGAAAGCGTGTGAATGAGCGGCGTGTAAAAAATATTACAAAAATTGGTTCGCCTGTTCACCTTGCCAATTTTACCTTTTATTTCATATGGTTACGGGTGAATAGGTGAACATTATTGTTCACCCTAATTGTTCACCTTTTAAGAGAAAAGCATAAAAAAAGGGGCTTTCGCCCCTATTTCCTAGTTTATGAATTGAACTCACTTTGGAACTCATCATAGTTTTTGAAGTGAACATTGGAGCGATATCCAAATTTTCCTTTAACTTTGAAGAATTCGAATTTATTTTTATGCTGCGCAAATCCTTGCTTTAATGAATTTGAGAAGTTTCTCAAAGTAAGAGTATTTGAGATTCCACTTGCAGCCGTAAATGCTAAGTATGCCGGATAGAGGTGCGTTCTTGCCTTACCACCTAGATTAGCATTTCCTATATACAAACCGTCATTCTGTGGCGTAGTATAAAAGTAGCCGCAAAATTCGGTGATATGGTCAGATTCGCTTTTTATTTCTAAAGCCTCATCACTTGTTTGTTGCTCTCTTAAAGCGGCCTTAGCGGTTTCAGGCTGTTCAAAGGTATGTATTAGTTTGTAAATAATACCCCCTACTTCCCCCTCAATCTTATCCATGAAATTAGGGTCTCGCTCGTTTTCAGGTACTACTTTGTCAAAGTGAAAGATTACCCTTCTTCGCTCAATCCCACCGCTACGCTCTGTAAATCTAGTCGCCTCATTATTAACGATTAAGACTACTGCGGGAATAACCGCTTTAAATTTAGTGCGGTGTTTTGGGTCAATATTCACAGGGTCGCCCCCTGTAATACTTTTCAATCCACCACCATCACCACCATAACGCGATTGTTCAGGGCAAATTAGCAAAGTTTTACCTACAAAGCTTTCTCGGCCACGCGGTTCATCTAAATCCACTAAGCGCCCGCTTTCTGTGTTCTGCTCACCAGCTAATAAAGTGGCAATATTAGCAAAAACAGATTTACCACTACCGCCATCGCCTGTTACTTCAAAGAATAATTGCCAGTCATTGCGATTAGTTAAAACTGCGTATAAAGCCGCTAGAATAGCGTTCTTTTTGCTTTCTTTACCACCGCTTACAAACTCTAACCATTTATCAAAATATGGCGTATTTTGCGCTGAATTTAGATATTCATGCGGAATATAAGACATTAGCCAGTTTTCCCGATAATGGGGCAAGAACTCTAACGTAGTGCGGTTTAAAGTGCCATTATTGAAAGCAATCAATTCTTGTGCCTGTGTTCCCATTTTAGGGGATTGAATTTTGATTGTATCAATGATGCTTTCTATTGAACGCGCGCTATAATTGAAGTCCTGTTCATCAAAGAAGGCTACTGCACTATCTAAGAACTCAAACTTATCTACTAACTGCCAGCTTATGCCGTCATAGCGATATAATTCTCGGTCTTTTGGGTTTAATGCTAAATCCATATTTAGCCACTTCGTCAAGGCTCGTGCTTTCTTATTTACCCCGTCATTTTCTTTCAGTTTTTCGGGTGGAGCTAATTGCGTTGCTAAATCAGCGGTCTTTTTATCGGTTCGCAAGCGTTGAATGTAAGAGCTTAAATCCTCTTTCACTTGCGCGGCCGCATCAATGAGTTTCACCTCTCTAGCCGAAGTGTTTTTTGCTAAATTCTGACAAATTGCGGTGATTTCCTCCTGTTTTAATTCGCCATATTGAGCAATCTTCACTAACTGCTGATCTTCTTTAGCTATACGCGTTGAAGAAATTTTGCTTAATTGATCCTTGCCTAGAATAACTGGTTTCTGATTACTTTCTAGACCATCCACCAACGAACATAATAAGAGCCATTCTTCACCTTTTCCGTCATCCCATGCTTTCCATGCTTTAGAGCCAGCTAGCACAAATAAATCGGAATAAGGTTCATGCGGTTGATCCGCAAGGTGCGGAGCATTAATTAATCGAGCCATTATTCACCCCTTTAATCACTCCGTTTTCAATATCACTGATGCGCATTAACACAATATTTTGAAAATATGAGAGCGTTTCAACTAATGAATTAACCAGGCTAATTTTTAATAATCTATCAACAATTTGGTCGTTTGTTAGTTCTGATACTATTTTCTCTGGATTTAAAGAGGGTGGAACTGGAGCTAATTGTAATAAATGCTTATTTGCCGCTAATAATTCATCGTGAAGAGTTTTTAACTCCTCAATATTATCAGCAGGATAATCAAATAACTGCTCTGCTAATACTTCTATCGCACTAGTCATATAAGGGAAAGATGAGTTAAATGCTTCACCTTCATCTTTTTTCATATTCTGATAACTAATTGCGATCGCTTTTAACTCAATAGGAGTTAGTTTTGAATAATCTAGTTTTTGATTCATATCCATCTTATTTGCCCTCGCTAACGATTAATTTTTGTTTTTCAATATTTTCAACTTGTAACTGCTCAATCTGCTCTATCACTTCAACAAACTTATGGATTAAGTAGTTATTTGCTTGATTAAATCCCTTTAGCGCTCCGTACTTATCTTTAATTTCCACGCCTTGCGACTTAGCCATTTCATTAAGTAACTTTGAGCCAGCTTTTAACTTCCCTACTAAATCAGCTAGTTCATTACGGAATTTCACTTTGTGATGAAACTCGTCTGGATAAACTTCAAGGCATTTCCGGTTGCTGTCATGAATTAGCTTAAATTGGCGAGAAATCTGAGTATATTCAAACACTAACGGGTTGAATGATAGTTTGCCTTGGTATTTGGCTTTAGGTGCGCTGTGCTCGTTTCCTTGCGTATTTTCTACAGAATGTAAATTTGCATTCTGGTTTTTCTCAAATTTGAGTTTAACCGCACTTTTAACCGGCTCAATATTGAGCTTGTTACCTTTAACCAATCCAATTTTGGATTGGTTCATTTCATTCACAAACTTATTTATTTTTGCTTGCTCATTGTTTTTCTTCCATTGCTCAAGCTGTGCTATTGGGTTAGTTGGTTTTGGTTTCATTTTCGTCCTCCGTTAAAACTGTGATAGTTTCTAAACGTCTGCCGGTAATATCTTTTTCGCCAATCTCAGCTTTTGCTCTGATTTTGGCTTGTAGTACGTCTCTAAGTGAACAATATTGACCCGCAGTGAATTGATCGCCGTTGTCATAGGTAAAAACAAGGGTGTAAGGGAATTTCGTGTTACTCATCATTTCGCCCCCTTATCTCCACCATTGAGATGATAAGTTGCTTGGATAGAGGCTTCTCGTAAGGTATTAAGAAAATAAGCGTTAGCCTGAATTAATGCTCCAATATGTTTTACATTGTCATTACTCATCGCGTGGCGATCAAAGGTTTGCTCACTCTCAGCAAAGAAACCTAAACGACTTATCATATCGCCCAATTCCATTAAGCCATATTCGATAGATTCACAAAGACATTCGCTTTCTGTGCGAATTTTCTCTAAGGTCTGCTCACTTACATCGTTACTATTAACAACATCTTGAAGAGCTATTTGAATAGCATCATAACTAAGCATGGTCCACCTCCGCGAAAGAGATTGAACGGAAAGTATTTGCGGATAAAGCGCTAGCGTTTTGAAGATTAATTCTTCCAGCAAGCACTAAGACGAACTCACGGGCAAGCTTAGCGCGTGCGTTGCGTTCGCTATCAGCGGTAATACGGATTTTTTGAAGGTGATTTGATAAATCAGTACGGCGAATAGCCGCGAAGATGAATTGATACATTTGCGTAGATTCCAGATATTGATTTTCAGAATCTACCGCTAGACTTTCCACTGTCGGGCGGTAGAGCGTAACAAGGTGGAAAACTGCCATATCTGGAAGACAGCCCGTCAAAGACGGCTCATTACGCTCTACCATTGAGAGAATGATCGGATTTATATGTAAAACAAAATCCGCATATTCTTTAGGTGTGCGAATGTTACGAACAAAAAAAGCACGGTTCAATGGCGTGCTGTCGTTCGCCAGATATAAATTCAGCTTTCCACGGCTGGCCTTAGATTTTGCTAAGGCGTAGACATAGTCGCAAATTTGACTGAACTTTGTAAAGTGAAATTTATTGTAATTATTTTCACATTGTTTATAATTTACATAAATTATATTCATGATTGAACTCCATGGTATAAGCCCGCGCGCTAACGTGGGCTTTTTTTTACTGTAATGTTTGATATTGCTCATCAAGATTAATAATCGGGTTTGAAGTCTCTAACGAGTAAATCAAATCTAAATCCTGTTTAGTCACTAATAGCGGAATTTCGCAAGTGCTTTGTTTAATTGCTATGCCGGATAACAAAGCATCTAGTGCTTCAGTGCCAACCTCATCACAAAAAGTATTGTTTTTATCCAGGTTAAATACTGAATAAAACAAATCAAATTCTTCTGAGTAATTTATGACGAAATGCGGATAAACTAATTTCTGTGTGATAGTCAATGGAGCAGTTTTATATTCCTGCTCAAATTTTTCCTGAAGATTCATTGGATACCTCCTAATAAATTAATTGAATGTTGAATATTGCTTTCAGTGAAAAATGGCATATCTAAACAACGATTCCGTTTTTCTTGCTGATAGCGTAGTTTTTCATTGTAAAGGTTGGCGATTTTACGTATCTGATCGCCATTTTTTACGGTGTATCGGGTGTAGTGTCTCCCTACTTCTGAAATCTCACGCACTCGATTCAATTCAATATCAAGAATTCGCTGAATTTCGCTTACCTCATTACGAGCATTTAGGAAATGAACGTTAAAATAACTTTCTTTCTCACTAATACCTGTTTTCGGTTTTAGAATAAGTTCTTTAGCGATTGTCATTAATCTTGTCGCCATATTCCCTCCATTAAGCACGTGCAGCCTTCTGTTCTTCAATCCATTGATTCACTTCCTCTAAATCCCAGCGGACAAAGTTTTGTGAAAAGCGGATTGGTTGAGGGAATTTTTTAGCCTTTACAAGCTCATTGAGTTTGGTGCGACCAAAGCCAACAATATGGCAAGTGGTTTCACCAGAGATTAGTTTTTGGTTTGGATTTAAATTTAGATTCATAAGAAAATACCTATCGTTTGTTTAACACTGTGGAATATCGTCATATTCCGTTGAGTTGTTCGAACGATAGGTATTTTAGGAAGGAAGATTTGATAAACTGGAAATTTCCAGATTTTTCCAGTTTTTTCCAGTTTTTGAATTAATTAATTGTCTAATTCGACTGAGCTCACCCAGTTTTTTAATGTTTTTCCGCTAGGAAGATGCTTGGTTAGCCCTTTTGATTCAAAATCTCTTTGTATTACGCCATCTTTGCCTTTATCGCTATCATTTGGATCGTAAACGTGTGGGCGTGGATTCTCGGCGACTTCTGCACCATATTTGATTTGAAGTAAAGCCTTAATAAATTCATTTTTCTTATTTTCTGATGCAGTTGATTTTTTTACTTTACTATTCTTTTCTATTTGTTTTTGTAATTCTTCAATTTGTTTATTCTTGTCTCTAATTTGATTTTTTAATTTTTGAGTTTCTTCTTGCTGTTCGTAGCTATCATCAATTACGGAAAATAATTTTAAAAATTCAATCATATCCTCGTGAATAATGTAAACATCTTCTAAATACAGTTCTGTTCTGTTTTCGCATATAGGTAAATGAAGATAAAGCCCAGAAAAAGTGTTTACGTAAATATCAGGAAATTCGTCTATATAACCACACTCCATCAATTCTATTGTGTTGTATGGTTCGAATACCTCTTTAGAAAGAGGAAAATAGCCATTGAAAACAAGATTTCTAAAACGGTCTAGTTCTCCGGTGTAAAGCTTTATTTCATCATTCTCTGAAAAATATTCAGGGAGGTAGTAACAATCATTTAATATAATATCAATACTAAAATAAATATGATTTAGTTTTATTTGATAAATATTAAAATCTTCATTATGTTCTATTTTTGATTTTGTGTCCTTTTGGTTGAATTGTAAAAATATTTCTTCATTTCGAATATTTAGCGTTTTATTATGTGGAATTTCTCGCTTATTTACTCTATCTATTTTATTTATTCTACCATCAAGATGAATTGAGGCTTGCAAATCACCTGACTGAATATATTCTAACAAATCGTATTCTGAAATATTGATATTGTAATTTAACGATATGTATTTGACTGCATCGATAATTGAATATGCCTTTTTAGGTAAGAATTTTTGACTAACCATAAACGCCCCTTTCGCATTTGTCCTTATTGGTAGGAGCGCATCAACAAGATAAGGTTTCTTGCTTTCGGGGATCAGCCTAGATGCGCTTTATTTGATTAATTATTCCTTTAAATGGATAGTGATATTGCCTAATCGAGTTTCTTTTCCGTCATTTCCAATATGCGTTATTGTTCCGCTAATGAACGGTTTATTTTTCTCTTGTTTTCCTGTTTATTTCTTGTTCTATTTTATCAAAGTTTAGATGCGTTAAGCTACGGCTATTTTTTGTTCATTAAAAAAGTTTTATAATAGTCTCGCTTTGAATTTAGAAATATTTTCAAAGTCTTCTAAATGTGAGCGGCTTACTTTTTCGGAAGTTTGCCGCAAACTTTAAGGAGCTGCGATCTACAAATGCCTAATCGCGTCCTGCATGTAAGTTTTTAGACAAAATAGCCCAACATTGTGAAATGTCGGGCTTTTCTATTATTTGAACGCTTTTTTTAATTCTTCTTCTGCAACCTCTTTTGCGATTCTTAGAGCCTGTGTCTCACCAGATTTAAAGCCTTTTTCCATATAATGGCGACCTTTCATTTTTACTGTGCCATATTCAACCATCCACCAGTAAAACGGATCTGATTTATCTCGCGTATTTTCCCCAATTTTCGCCATTCTACGGCCTTGTGTTCGCATAACTCGAATTGCAGTGATGCCGCTTAAGCTATCTTTGGCTACCCTTGTTTTATGTCGAACGTTGTTTTTAATTGTTCCTTTTTGTCGGAAATTAGTGCTACTCTTCAATATTGGAACATTCGGCTTGATTGTTTTTTCAATCGATTTGGCCGCGCTATTTAGTCCTTTTCTAATTGCTTTTGCAGCGACTTTGTTTATATCCTTGTTTAGTTTTTTTAAGTTTTGCTCAAGTTCTCTTAAGCCTTTTATTTGAACTGCCATAGTTTCCCTCTGTAGTTATAAATCAATACCATTAAATTGTTCTAGTGCGTGTTTGTGTTCATCTGAAAGTTCGAAAATTAAATCACCATATTCAAGTTGATAAGTGCCGAATGACATTAGAAAGGCGACTGCTGGGTCGATTTTGTTTGCTGCTTTCTTCTTGTTCGGTTTAATGTTGGCGTTCGCGTCTGTTTCCATAACTACATTTGATAAAGCCCATGCCAACACCGGATCGCCGTTGTGTTCTATCATCTGTCTGTTTATTAAAACTTCCGCACTTTTCGCCACTGGGCTAAATCGTTGGTATGTTTGCGGGAATGGCTCTACTTCAAGCCCAGCCGCTTGTAATTGTGTTCGTAAATGGGTTGCGTTCCATACATCAAAGCCTGTCATTTTGATATTGAAACGTTCAGCATCTTTCAGAATATCGTCTCTGATTTTGTCGTAGTCGATACAATCCCCTTCCGTTGCTATTAGCCACCCACTGCGCACCCAGTTTCGATACATTGCGCGGTTTTTATTTGCCACGTTGTTAAGTTGGAATTCGGGAATGTAGTGCCGTGTAAGCAAGCGCACTTTGTTTCCGTGTGGGAATGTATAACAAAGGCTTGTTAAGTCGTTGGTACTTGATAAATCTAGCCCTAAATAGCAATCTTGATGAAGTAAATCGCTTTCCGTGTACTGTCGTTCACATTGCGCCCAGTTTCCATCACCTAGCCACGGCGTAGAGCCTTGACACCATACATTAAAGCGCTTAGTTAGCATTTCTACCCATTCGGACGGAATACCCCTAGCCTTCTTGATAGTGTTCTCAAAATCAAGGTAAGGAATGGATTTACCTATATTCGGATTTGCTTTTATCCAGTTCTCTTGATTGTCGATTTCGTTTTCTTCGTCTAACTCAAAAATCAACACAAATAGACTTTCATTCTGCTCATTTCCTTCAAGGATTTGAGCGCAATAATCATAATGCTGTTTACAGGCTGAAATAACGTTACTTCCGGCTGTTGTAATAGCAAAGAGTAAACCTTCAGGGCGTGCGCCTTGCCCTAGCTCTAACGCGCTATATACGCTGTTGTCTGCGTGTAGGTGATATTCATCAACAATCGCTAAACTAGGGTTTGTTCCCTCAATGGTTGAAGATTTAGCGGCAAGCGGTCGCATAATGCTATTGTTCTTCGGATTAATTAGCTTGTGTTGTTGAATATTAAGGCGCTTTTTCAATGGAGCTGAAAGTAAGCACATTTGACGAGCATCATCAAAAACAATTCTTGCTTGATCTCGGCTAACGGCTGCGGTGTATATATCCTGTTGTCCGCCTTCCATCACTAGAAACCAATTAGCTAAAACGGCTGCTATCGTTGATTTAGCGTTCTTTCTTGCTACTTGAACGTAAGCGGAGCGATATTTTCTTAATCCTGTGTCTTTACGCTTAAAGCCTAGAATATTGGCAAAGAGAAAGACTTGCCAATCTGAAAGGATAATAGGCTGTCCGCGTAAGTGTCCTTTAACGTGTGGGCATAGTTTCGAGAAAGCTAGAAACTTATCAACCGCGCTTTTATCAAAGAAATAATCGGGATTGTTTAAATCGTTAAAATAACGCTCTACGGCTTGTTTTATCTTCTTACAAGACACTAACTCACCCGATTTGATTTTCTCTGCGTATGCTTGCCATATTTCCATATTTCGCCTACATAGTTAGGATTTCATCTAATACATCGACTTCATCTACTTCAATAGGATTTTTTCTGCGGCTTACAGGGTCGAAACCTAGCAATGATGACATCTTAATCATCACCTTTTCGGCATCTGCTTTCGCTGACAAAGCTGGATTTCTTGATTGAGTGCCTTGACTATTCACAATAATGAAGCCATTTTTGGCTAAATCTGCTACAGAATGACGCCAAATTGCGTAGTTTTCGCAATAAATTTCAAGGTTCGTTAAATCTTCTGCCTTAATATCGCCACGCTCTGAAAGTTGTTTAATTCGGCTTTTCCATTGGGTTTTAGCGATACCATCTAAAAAATCAGGGGTTTTATAGTTTCTTCTCTTACTCATACATTTCCTTATTTTCAAAAAAATTGCCTTGCGTAAAAATTGAGTTGGGCGGGCGGTTCTTTAGGCTTGCGACTTTCTTTCAAAAACTCCCCCCACCTGTTCAAATTGTCTTTTTGTAATCGTTTAATTTAAAGCAAAGTCCAAAGTTGGATTTTGTTCAAAATTTCGACTAATCCAAAATTGGATTGGTTAGCTCTGTTATGGTCATATCACCACAACTCAACTGTGGATATATCACCATAATTCAATTGTTTCGATATCGAAACAGTTAAGGTATTCGTGTTATGCGAATGCCTTTAAGTATGGTCATTATGACCACGGTTCACTTCTTCGCACCAAATCCGCGTTGGTCTATCACTCGTGTTTTATAGCTGTGACAATCACGACATAAAGACTGATGATTGCTTGCTACCCAAAACAACGGATCTGATTGTCCGTTCTCTACCGGCTTGATATGGTCTATCACTGTTGCCGGAGTATATTTGCCTTGTTCTAAGCACATCACACAAAGGGGATGATGCTTTAAGTATTGTTCGCGGTATTTGCTCCACTTGTGGTCGTAACCGCGTGCGCTACTGCTTGGGCGGTTGTCTTTTGGCTTGTGCTCTTCACATCTGCCCGACTTCACTTTATTTCTACATCCGGGATAGCTACAACGTCTTAATGGTTGGTATGGCATCGGTTACAAAATCCTTAGTAAGCGCACGGTTCTCTATACACTTCCCATAATGCGGAAATCGTCATAGGTGCCGGTTTAAGGTTGGCTAAGTCTGTGACGGCTTCTCGGTTCGTGTAGAGATAGGCGATATACATTAAGCAACCAATCTTAATCGCCGGGGTAAAAGGTATGGTCTTTTCCGTTTCTTCTTCCCCAAAGGTTTTACCAATATGTTTTTGGCATACTTCCAATGTGGCTACCTTATAGGCTTCCAGTAACTCATCATCTAAATCATGATCGAGATTTAAGTGCGCTTTGATTTCATCAATGGTTAAATCAATATTCGCCATAGGCTTCACCCTCTTTACACATTAGCTGTAACTCTCTGTGAGATTCCATACTGTCAATAACCGAATAAATATCAAATAGGCGTTTACCGTATTTAATCCGCATTTTGTTTGTAATGCCTTCAAGGTAACGAATGCGAACGCGGATAATATTTTCACCCATTTGAAAAGGGCCACTAAAATATTCTCGCCCTTGTAACGGTTCTACACTGGCGCGCACGGTGGCTACATTCTTCCAAATCGGTCTTGAGTTTCCGTATGGGGTGTTGTTTCGCTCTTTGTCATAATCCCGCTTTTGTATGCTAATCACCTTGTTATACTTTCCGGCCTTAATCATGATTGCCATTGTTTGCCCCCGGTTCTTGTTCATCACCGCGTTTTACTTCTACGGTTTGTTTCCATGCTTGACTAAATTCTTCTCCACCCTCATAAGGCGGTAAACCTTCACGGCGGCGAACTTCATTCGGGCACATTACACCGGCTTTAATTGCCACATCGTAACTCTTGAAGCGTTCGCTTTGACTTGTGCGCAATAAGTCGCTTGTATCAAATTCGATTAAGTAACGTTTCTTGCTGTTGCTACCTAAATCAATCATCAAGGCATCTTTTAGCTGCTGTTCAAAATTGGTTAGCCAAGGGCGCAAAGTTTGCGATAAAAAGGCTCGACTGGCTTCACTAAAGTTTGAATAACTACTATTGGAATAGTCTTGAAGGAAAATCGGGCTAATGTTGTAGATTCTGGCAATATCGGAAATTGTGAAAGTTCGACTTTGTAACCATTCCGCATCTTGGTTTGTCATGCCTAACTGTTTATATTCCATTGAGCCTTCAAGGATTGGTGTTTTCCCTGCGTTCTTCGCGCCTTTGTAACGTTCAAGGGCTTTTACCGCTTTTTGTGCTTTGGCATCGTCCAACCATTCGGCGGTAGTAATTAATCCACTCGCCATTAAACCGTTTTTCATCACTGCCGAACCGTGTTTCTGTTGAGCAATGCCTAAGCCCACGGTTTCACGGCAAATCGTAATTGGCGAACGACCCATAAAGCCATCAAGGGATGAATGGCGTAAATGTAGGATTTCATCTTGAAGATAATTTTTGGTATTGCCGTCTAAATCGGTAATTTGATAGATATACTCGCCGCCAACTTTGCGATAGATATTGACCGCACTTGGTTCGTACGGGGTAAGGCTGATTGGTTCGCCTTTGTTGTTCCATTCAATCACCGCATAAGCGTTACCGTTTAATAGGCAATGACGCATCATGGTGTATTTAAATTGATACGGTGTTTGGCTACGGTTTGGCATCTCATTTAAGAGATAATCCACCGGGTGACGATAAACGCGCTCGCGGCCATCATCTTTAAGCTGATACAAATAACAAGGCATACTTGCCACCGCTTCTGAAATAACGGTAACGGCACTCATCACCGCCGGTAAACTTTCTGCTGTGTTCGGGCTGACAAATTCCCCCGCGCCGGTGTTTGATACGCCAAGATAAGAAAGCAGCTCATTAATTGCCATCGGTGAGCTGCGTTGTTCTTTTCGTCTAAACGGGTTCCACATATTACGCCTCCGCCACATCAAGCCACTGTTTCAAAAGTGCGGTGGATTTTCCTTGCGTTTTTCCCTTCGCGGTTGCCATTGATCGTTTGGCAATCTCAACGCTACTTTCAGGATAGGCAGGAATGCTGGTAACGGTGATTTCAAATAATTCCGCTTTGGCCACTGTGCGTTGACAAGGCTCTACATCAAAATTCCATGTTTCTTCTTTAGCCCAAAAGCCGAAAGACATCCCGCTAATATCGCCGCGTTCAACACTTACCAACAAATCACGCCCTAAGGTGGTATCAGGTGGCATTAATTCAAAACGTAAGCCTATTGCGTCTTCTTCCAGTTTTAAGGTTCCCGCACGGGTACGCCCTAATAGTTTGGTATGGTCGTGTTCAAATAATGCCCGTACATCGGCACCACTACTTAAACTTTCACTAAACGCATTCGCACTGAATTGTTCTACAAAATCGCAATAAAGCACTTCAGAAGGGCTGTTCCACTTCACCACATAGCCAACCAGTTTTTTATTCTCGCTGTCTGCGGTGATTTCGGATGAACGGATTTCAAATTCTTTATTCATACTTTCCCTTTTAACAAAAAGGGGGCTTAATTGCCCCCGTTGGAATTTGACGATTAAGCCGTAACTTCAATGAACTTGATTGCGTTACTATCTACCACGCCACCACCAAGATATTTATCGGTATGGACTTTATAGAAGCCCGGTTCGGTAATGTTATCAGGGCGGGTTCTTACGCCGGTTTCGTGATCTACAATGAAGTAACCGCGTTTGAAGTCACCAAAGGCAACTACCGGTTTATTGGCACCACTTGCCGGCATGGTCTCAAGGAAGTAAACCGGACGACCTAAAAGGGTAGAAGGCGCATCTACGGTTAAACCATCACGCCAAATAAAATCGCCGTTTTTGTTTTTGAGTTTTTGTAATGCCGCCGCAATGGTGGAAGACATCACCCAAACGGCATTTTTACGGTATTTGCTGTGTAAGGTGTAGAACAAATCAATGAGCGTATCGGCGGTGATTTTGTCGGCACCGGCAACTTCTAATTTTTGTAACTTACCAAAGGCGCGTACTTTGTCCGCTTCGGTAGAACGTTCATAGGACAAGAAGCCTTTTGATTTCTTCGTGCCGTCACCGCCGGTTAAGTCGGTTTCTTCGGTTTCGGTGAAGCTTTCGGTAATTTCATCGGTCAACCAACCTAAAACATCAATACTGGAGAAGTCCAAAATTTCTTGAGTAGTTTTCGGATAGGCATAGATAGGATTTAAAGCAATGGCGACTTCATGGAGTTTCGGTGTGGTGGTGCCATTGCGGGCTTGACCTTCCTCACCATGGGCCACTACTGCACCACCGGCGGAAACAAGTTTTTTGTATTCTTTCGCACCAACCGGCAAGCGGACCACGTTACAAATTTGACGCATCACGCTATCATCGGTTAAGCGTTTCATTACGTCTTTATCCAATTGTGGAATCACGGTATAACCGCCATCTTCTTGACCGGTGGTGGAAAGATTTCGTAATTCACCCGTTTTAATGTAGTGGCGTAGTTCGTCATTGCTGAAGGTTTTACCGCGTGTTTCTACCGGCTTGCCTTTGTCGGCAATGTTACGTTCTTCATCGGCCACCGTTTCATAACGGGCGATTTCATCGCTCAATTGTTTGACCAAATCTTTCAACTTTTCAAAATCAACGTTTTCGGTTTCGGTCAATGAGCGGTTTTCTTGTTCCGCTTTGTCTAACATAGCGCGCATTGCTGCGACTTTTTCCGCTTTTTGTTGGCGTAGTTCTAACAGTTTTTTAAACATAGTTAATCCTTTTAAAATCATCTTAATTAAGACGGCTTATAAAAAGCCCATAGAACAATATATATACAAAAAATATAAAGTAAATACCTTATTTTTCAATAGTTTAGTTGCGTTTAGATACGGTAAGTTAAGATTGTTTGATTGCTTAAATTTTGAACAGCTAAGGATTAAATAATCTATATTGAGATATTTTTTTGATTGGTGAACAAAGGTGAACAAAGGTGAACAATGGTGAACAGTTGGTGAACAACAAAAAAAAGAATATAACTATATAATAAATAAAGAGTTTTAAGGATTGGTGAACAAGGTGAACAGTTTTTCTATAAAATTTTTTACACGCGGCTTATTAGTGGTATTATGGCATCAGAAACTATCATTGATTTGTGGTGAATTTGAATTTTAGTAACAAGCTTAGTAACAAGATTTTAGACTTTGTAAAATAAACATTAAAAATCAATACTATACAAGTGAATTCGGGTTCAGCTAGTGCACCATCTATCAAAGCCAGTAAATTTCTACTGGCTTTTTCATTGCCTGTATTTAATTTAAAAATCAATGAGTTAAACAT